AACGGTGTGGGGGATGAATTTTCCTCTCTTTTGATTTTATAGGAGGTGTAGTCGGAATGAACGACAAGGAGCTTGAGCGTAACAAGCTAATCAAAAAAGAATACAACAAATTAAAAAAACTGTTCAAGCCTTTGCCCGAAAACAAGTTCAAGCTGATAGATGCCTTGCTTCATAATCAGGCGTTCATGAAAGTCATTCTGGATGAGCTTCAAGAGACAATCAAGCGCGAAGGAACGATTGAAGAATATCAAAACGGCGCCAATCAGCATGGACGAAAGCCAAGTTCAAATCTTCAAGCTTACAACAATACCGTAAAGCAATATAACGCGATAAATAAGCGTTTAGAAGAAATGCTTCCTGAAGAGCACAAGCTATCAAAACTAGAAATGATGCGTAATGTCTGATAACTATATCCGTCAGTATCATGATCAAATAAAATCAGGTGAGATTGTTGTAGGCAAGTGGATAAAGCTTCTATTTGAAATCATAGAAAAGGGTTTAGAAGAAGAAAAATTTTTCTATGATTCAAAAAAAGCAAATAGAGCTATCACTTTTATTGAATCATTCCTGCATCATGCAAAAGGAAGTCTTGCTCCACAGCTGATCAAGCTTGAATTGTGGCAAAAAGCAATCATTTCTTTAATTTTTGGCATAGTTGATGATAAAAATTATCGTCAATTTAGAGAAATATTGATTGTTGTGGGGCGTAAGTGCGGTAAGTCTCTACTGGCTTCTGGAATAATGGAATACATTGCCTATCTTGATGATGGCTACGGAAACGATATCTATTGTCTTGCTCCGAAACTGGATCAGGCGGATATCGTTTTTAGTCCATTTTGGCAGTCGGTCCAGAAAGAACCTGAGCTTTTGGCTCTTACAAAGAAGCGAAAGACTGATATTTACATCAGTCAGACAAACACGTCAGTAACAAAGCTTGCTTTCAATGACAAGACAGCCGATGGGTTCAACCCTCAGCTTACTGTATGTGATGAAATCGCTGCTTGGCCAGCTGCTAAGGGGTTGAAGCAGTATGAAGTTATGGCGTCAGCGCTTGGAGCACGAGAAGAGCCGCTGATCCTGTCAATAACTACTGCCAACTACATCAATGATGGCATCTATGATGAACTGATGAAGCGTGCAACTAGATTTCTTCTTGGCGATTCAAAAGAGAAAAGGCTCTTGCCGATTCTATACATCATTGATGATATCGAAAAATGGAATGATATCAACGAACTGAGAAAGTCGCTTCCGAATTTAGGTGTTTCGGTTTCAGAAGATTTCATCAAAGAAGAAATAGTAAAGGCTATGGGCTCTCTTTCAAAGAAAGCCGAGTTCATATGCAAGTACTGCAACATCAAGCAGTCTTCATCTACGGCATGGCTCAACGCTATTGATGTGAAGAAGAATGTGTCTTATCATGCGCTAAGTCTTGAAGATTTCCGAGGATGCTATTGTGTTGGCGGTATCGATTTGTCAAAAACAACCGACTTGACAAGCTCGTGCATTGTCATTGAAAAGAATGAAGTGCTCTATCTTTTTGCTAAGTTCTGGATGCCTTCTGAAAAAGTTGAATACATGATTGCAAGGGAAGGCATTCCTTACGATATCTTTATTCAGAGAGGACTGCTGAACCGGTCCGGGAAGAACTTTGTTGATTATCGAGACTGCTTCAACTGGTTCAAGTCGCTCGTTACCGAGTATGAAATCTATCCTTTAAAAATAGGCTACGACAGGTACAGTGCTCAGCAGCTTGTCCAATCAATGGATGAATTCGGATTTCATATGGACGACGTAAATCAGGGATTCAATCTAAGCTCAATCATTCGAGAGACTGAGGGGCTTATAAAGAATGGTGATTTTGATATAGGAGATAATGATCTTCTGAAATCGCATCTTTTGAATGTTGCTTTGAAATCTGACAATGAAATCGGAAAGGTCAAGGCAATAAAGATTGATGAGCGCTCTCACATTGATGGTTGCGCTGCCTTATTGGATGCAATGACTGTAAGGCAAAAATACTACAAGGAAATTGGTGGGCAGTTGAAGAACTGCTCATAGAAAGGATATGATCATGGGATTTTTTGAAAGATTTATCAAGAAAAAGAATCAGTCATCAGCTGCAGTCAATGGTTTCTCAGCTGGAATGGTTGTTGGATATAGACCTTCATTCAGTAATTTTGACGGTGAAATCTATGAAAACATCCAGGTACGAAGAGCCATTGATGCAAGAGCAACGCATCATTCAAAGCTTAAGTTCCATTTTACAGGTATTGAGTCTTTGAATATCGAGCAGAAGAGAATCCAACTGCGACCTAATCCCTGGCAAACATGGTCACAGTTCATTTATAGAGTCTCGACTATTCTTGACATCAGCAGCAGTGCGTTCATTCTTCCACTGCTGAGTGATGACAGCGAAAGAACTGTCGGATTCTTTACTGCACTTCCTGAAAAATGCATGATTGTGCGTTCAAGAGATAACAACCTGTGGATAAAATACACGTTTCAGGACAATACGACAGGCTACATTGAAATGGAGCGTGCCGGAATCATTACAAGGTTCCAGTACAAGGATGAATTCGCGGGCACTGGAAACACTGCGCTGAATGAAACAATGAATCTTGTGTCACTGCAGTCGCAGGGCATTGAGGAATCAATAAAGAATGGTGCTACATACCGGTTCATGGCTCAGGTAAATAACTTCATGAGCGACGAGGACCTCACAAAAGAAAGAAAAAGATTTAACGAAAAGGCGTTCGCTAACGATGGCGGAGGTCTTTTATTGTTTCCAAATACTTACAAGGACATCAGACAGCTTAAAAATGATGCGTACGTTGTTGACAGTGATCAGATGAAAATCATCAATGACAACATCAACAAATATTTTGGCGTCAGCGAAAACATTCTGAATAACTCAGCCATAGGTGATGAACTCAACGCTTTCTACGAAGGAGTTGTTGAGCCATTCGCAATAAGGTTGACTGAGCTTTTCAACAAGATTCTCTTTACTGAACAGGAGCTTATAGGCGGATCATCGGTGATTCTATCATCAAATAGACTGCAGTACATGTCGAACAAGGACAAAAAAGCGTTCACTGAATCGATGATGGACAGAGGAATGCTTCTGATTGATGAAGCAAGAGAAATATGGAACCTTCCTCCGCTTCCAAACAGTCTAGGCCAGATGTATACGCTTCGCGGCGAATACTACCTGATTGACATGAAAGGAAACATTGTAAAGAAAGCTGATTCAAATGTTGCCAAGAAAGGAGAAACGAATGGACGAACTGAAGATGAAGAAACTGAATAGCGGTCGCCAGTATAGAAAGATTGGCGTTCCACTAAAGACAAGAAAAAAAGAAGACTCGGATGAAAAGGTTGTTGAAGGATATGCAACAACTTTCGATAGCGAATATGAACTTTATCGATTCGGAAACACAACTCTGTATGAATCTATCGACAAAAGAGCATTCGATGACTGCGACATGAGCGATGTAATCATGCAGTTTGATCATACAGGATTTGTCTACGCTAGATGCCGAAATGACACACTAAAGCTTGATATTGATGATCATGGCTTGAAAGTAACTGCAAATCTTGGCGGAAATGAAAGAGGACGAATGCTATTTGAAGATATCGATAAAGGATACATCGATAGGATGTCTTTTGGATTCACTGTTGGTGGAACCGAACGAACAATCGTTGATGATGAAGAATCAGGCACTAGAGAAGTGCATATTCGCATCACAAAGATCAACAAATTATATGACGTTTCAGCAGTGTCAATTCCTGCTAACGATATGACGGAATTGTCTTCTCGTAGTCTTTTTGACGGAGTGATCAAGGAACTGGAAACGGAGCGAATGAGAGAAGAAAAAAGAAAGAAGCGACTGAAACTTATTATTGAAACTGAACTTAATTAGAAAAGGAGAAAAACATGAGAGATTTAAAAGAAATTTTAGCTGATTTAAAAGAATGTCGTTCAAAGTTGACTGATGATTCAATCACTTCAGAAGAGCTAGACAAAATTGAAGAAAGAATCAAAGAGTTAACTGAAGAAAAAAGAAATGTTGAAGATGCCATCGAAAGAAGAAAAAAATTAATCGATGAAGTGGATACAAACCATGAAATTTTAGGAAATTTTGAAGAGCCAACTGCTCGTTCAAAAACATATGGTGCTGATTCACCTGAATATCGTTCGGCATGGTTAAAGAACATGGCTACACGCAGAAGCGGTGAGAAGATTTTTGGGGAAATGAACAAGGAAGAAAGAGCTGCGTTCACTTTCACAACATCAAATTCAGGCGACATTGTTCCAAGATTTACATTGAATAAGATTGTTGAATTAGTAAAGTCTTATTCTCCGCTTTATGAAGACTCAACTCATTCAAACATGACATCAGGATTCGGTGTTCCCCGCCACAAGGCAATTGACCAGGGAGATGCTAAGGTCACTTCTGAAGGCGCTGCTAATGATGACGAACAGGATACATTCGACTTATTGACACTTGATGGTGTTGAAATCAAGAAACATGTAGTCATTACAAGAAAAATGAAATGGCAGTCAATTGATGCGTTTGAAACATGGTTGACTGATCATATCGCTAAGCGTATTGCGAATGCAAAAGAAAAGCATATCTTATCAAGATTGGATGATGCTACTTATGGTATTGCAGCTTCAAATGTTATGACTGACAAGACATACACTGCTGATACAATCAGAGAAATCTTTGGTGCAATCGGTGAAAATGGTATCAAGAGAGTCTACGCGAATAACAAGACTATTTATACAGGCTTATTCGGAATTGAAGATAAGATGGGAAGACCATTATTCACGGAATCATCGACTACTGATCCTAAGGTAGCAGGACGTATCTTAGGCTCTGAAGTAAAAGAAGATGGAAACATCGCTGATGATGTAGCATATTTTGGTGTTCCTGCATCATTATTGACAAATGATTTCGAAGAGTTATATATCCAGTCTGATGTTGAACCAAAGACATTCAAAGATATCATCGGAGGATATTCGTTATTTGATGCTGGGCTTGAAAACCCAACCGCATTTGTAAAGGTTACCTTCACAAGAGCACAGGCTGCTCAGCAGGGGGAGTAACAAAAAGCTATACACAGTCTGAACTGCAATCCATGACCAAGCAGCAAATCTATGATCTAGCTACTGGTTGTGGATATTCCACTGTATCTACTGATGATACAAAGGCTCAGATGATTTCCAATTTTTTGAATGAACAGGGAGGATAAGCAATGCTTGAATATGTGAAACTTACATTGAGAATCAAGACGAACGCATATGACACATTGCTTTCTGAACTGATTCGCGCAGGTGCTCAGGATTTGGGCTTGGCTGGTGTTGTCAATGATGAACTTGACATTGAACACATTGATGAAGTTGAAGATTCTCTTATCCGAAGAGCAATCGCGACTTATGTATGCTGCAATTTCGGTAATCCGACAAATTATGACAGACTTAAAAAGTCATATGATGAGCAGAAAGCACAGCTTAGCATGGCTACAGGATATACAGAATGGAGCAATGATTAAAAATGGCAGAAAGCACAGTATTGAATTTGTGCAGTGTAGAGATCACAAAAGATGAGTACTTTAGAGAACAAAGACAGCTCAAAAAAAAAGAAGTCTTCTGCACAAAAGAAAGCGTATCTGAAAAAGAATTTTTTGAAGGAGCAAGAAATGGTTTTCGACCTGAAATTAAATTTAGGCTTTTTTACGGTGACTACAGTCATGAACAGATTGTTGAGTATGAAAATGTACTCTATGAAGTGTATCGAACGTATGTGAGAGCTGATGAGATGATAGAGTTATATGTCAAGAGAAGGGAAGGTACAACATGAGTTATGTAAAAGTAACTCCTGATGAATTTTCTATTGCTATGGATGAAATTCTGAAGGACATATCAAAAGAGACTCAGGACGTTGTAAAAGATGCGGTTGGCAAAGCCGGAAGAAAAGGAGCAAAAGTTCTGAGAACTGTTTCTCCTGTTTCTTCGCTTCCAACATCAGGAAAGTATAGAAAAAGCTGGTCTTGCAAGGTTTATGAGCATCCTTTCAGCTCTGAAGCAACAATCTACAACAAGCTTCCTGGAATGCCTCATCTTATAGAAAAAGGGCACTCGATTTCCAACCAGTATGGACCAACAAAAGGTCATGCTGCAGCTAAGCCACACATTGATCAAGGTGTAAAGGCTGCTGAAGCTGAACTCGAAAGGCTCATAGAAAAGGGATTGTCGAAGCTATGAGAAAGACTTATTTCATGCAGTTTCTTGCTGATGAACTGCCTGTTCCTGTTGTTTTTGGAAGATATTTCAGCGATGCGAACCTGTCGCAGAATACAGGTGATGGATATTGTGCAGTTCATTTTGTGGAAACGCACAACGTTTTTTGTGATGGTCATATCTACAAGAAAGTGGAAGTCGCAGACATCGAACTCATTACAAAGCAGATTGAACCTGTCATTGAACAAAAGATTGAGGATATCATTGATTCAAGAAAAGAATTTGGCTCTTTTACGAAAGGGCAAGTGTATAGCAAAGAAGAAAAGATTTACATCACAGCTTATGAATTTGATGTGATGCTTGAAAAAGAAATATACTAAAAAGGAGAATAGAAAATGCCAACAGCAACACAAAACAAGGTTAAATACAATTTAAAAAATGTACATTACGCTAAATTGATTAGCGAAGGCACAACTGGACCAGCATATGGAGAAATCAAGGAATGGCCTGGTGCCGTAAGCGTTAATTTTGAGCCACAGGGCGAAAGTTCAACATTTTATGCTGACGGAATAAAATATTATGTAACATCGACAAATACTGGATATGAAGGTGATTTTGAATCTGCTTTGGTTCCAGAAGATTTCAAGCGTGATATTCTAGGCATGACTGAAGATTTTGATGGAGTCTTGCTAGAGAATGCTGACGCGCCAACTGTATATTTTGCATTATTGTTTGAGTTTGATGGAGATGTCAATGCAAGACGTCATGTCATGTACAAGTGTTCAGCTACGCGTCCATCAGTCGAATCGAAAACAAAAGAAGAAAATGTTGATGTTGCGACTGAAACTGTTAAATTGACATGTTCAACAACAAAGATTAATGGTGTAAACATCCCAAAGGCAGAAACAGGAACATCTACGAGTAGTGATGTGTATAATTCGTGGTATACGAGAATTCACGGCGCAGTTTCTCAGTGAGTAGGAGATTAATATGGAAAAAGGTGGAATTTCTAAAACAATAAGATTGGGCGATGAAGAAGTAAAAGTTCGCATGAGTGCAGTAACTCCAATTCTGTACAATCAGCTAATTAACAGAGACTTCTTCAAAGATCTTGCTAATTTCAATGATTCATTCAACAGCAGCAAAAGAGAAGACGGACTAGACATCGATTTGTTCGTTTTTAAAGGTCTATGTTATGTCGGAGTTGTTCAAGCGAGCGAAAAAGAGCTTCCTAAATTCATCAATTGGCTTGATGGCTATAAGGATGTAGACTTTGCTAATGCGTTTATGGATCTGCTTGAATGCTGGAATGAAAATTCAAGCGGAACTGCTAAAGAAAAAAACACAGCAAGCGAATAGATCGTGATTATTCTACTGGTCTATTCGCATTAAGAACTACACAAATCGGATTAAGCGTTGAATCACTTGATGCGCTAACATTTGGTATGGTGCTTGACATATTTACTGAATCAGCAAATGATGAATGCAATTACAATGTTCTTGCTGATCAGTCCGATTTTGACAGGTTCTAATTAAAAAGCACACTAATACGTTGAGTTCTAAAAAGTGTGCTTTTAATTTTTGAAGAAAGGATGGAAAAATATGGCAGAGAAAAAAGGTATCACGATTGAAATCAATGGCGATACGACCAAATTTCAAGGCAGTCTGACAAGCCTTAACAAGCAAATCAATTCTACTCAAAGAGAGATTCGCTCTTTGGACAGAAGCCTAAAATTCAATCCATCTTCTACACTACTGCTGAATTCAAAGCAAAAGGATTTGGCAAAAGCTATTGAGCTTACAAAAGGCAAAGCTGAAGCCTTAAGAAAAGAGATGGCAACAGTTGACCCTAAAAGTGACGATTACAAAAAGCTTCAGACTGACTTAGGTTTGACTGAGACAAAGCTAAAGCAGTTGGAAAGCGAGTACAGAAAATTCGGCTCGACACAAAATGCGTGGGCTAGCAAATTTGTTGCAGTAGGAACACGAATCAACAGCGTTGGTAAATCTATTGAAAATGCAGGTCAGAAACTAAAGGGACTTTCAGCAGTTGCAGGCGCAGGCATTGTAGCAAGTGTCAAGCTTGCAAGTGATTTCCAAAATGGAATGAACAAAGTCAATACGATTGCCAACAAAAACGGCAAAGACTTGCAAAAACTCAGCGATCAGCTTTTAAAAGTTTCAACTGATACAGGAAAGAGCGCAACGGAGATAACGGAAGCTGCATACCAGGCGCTATCTGCATCAGTTCCTACTGATCAAGTTGCAAAATTCACTAAAGTCGCAACTAATCTAGCAAAAGGCGGATTTACTGATACAAAGACGTCTGTTGATTTACTGACTACCGCAATTAATGCATATGGTTTGAAGGTAAAGGATGCCACCTCTTTAAGTGACCGACTCCTGACTGTTCAGGATAAAGGTAAGACAACTGTTGCTGAATTAGGTTCGTCTATGGGCCAGGTAATCCCAGTTGCGTCCGCACTGCATGTCAATTTTGACAATCTTTCAGGTGCATACATATCTCTGACAAAGCAAGGTATCAACACAGCTAATGCAACAACACAGATTAGAGCAATGCTAAATGAGCTTTCAAAAAGCGGCAACACAGTTGATACAACATTGCGCCAAAAGACAGGAAAATCTTTCAGCGAGCTGATGTCGAGTGGTAAATCATTAGGCGATGTATTACAAATCCTTTCTGATTCCGTCGGAGGAAATGCGAATGCATTCAAGAACCTTTTCAAAAATCAGCGAGCTGGACAAGGTGCTTTAGCGATTCTTAATAGTGGAACAAAAGAGTTCAATCAGTCATTGAAGGATGTTCAGAATTCAACAGGAAAGACTGCACAGAATCTAAAGAAGCTTGACAGTCCGTCAAAACAGGCTGAGCGCTCGCTCAATGCATTAAAAAACAGTGGCATTAAGTTAGGACAGCAGTTCTTGATTAATGCAACTCCGATGATGAAGTCATTGTCTGGCGGTGTAAAAGGCTTCACTAATGCTATGAGCAAAGCATCACCTGCTACAAAAAATTTAATCACAGGTTTTGTTGGAATAACTGCAATTGCAAGCCCTGCTCTTATCGTATTTGGAAAGCTGACGCAAGGTGTAGGTAACTTCATTACAGCTATACCAAAAGCAGTAGGCACTGTAAAAGCGTTAGGCACTTCGATTCAGGCGGCAGGTGGATTAAGCGCAGCTGCTTCAACGGGCCTTGCGTCATTGTCTACTGTAGCGCTGCCTCTCGTTGGCGTTGTTGGTGCATTAGGAACAGCTTTCCTTCTTGCAAAAAAATATATGTCTGATATGGCTGAAGCGCAAGGAGAAGCATATCAAAAGACAGTCAATCTTGCTGAGCAGTCATCAAAGCTTCAAAATGAAGTCAATAAATCAAATAAGGCTTATGACAGCAGCATTGATAAAATCAATACAAATAGCACGGTGGCCGAAAAGCTGACGGATAGAATCGAAGCTTTGGCTAGCAAGACAAATAAAACCGCAAATGAAAAAGCAAGACTAAAAGCGCTTGTTCAAGAGCTCAACTCTATTATGCCTGGGCTTAATGCACAGTATGACGCGGAAAAGGACAAGCTCAATATGTCTACGTCTGCGATCAAGCAAAAAATTCAGGCAATGAAAGAAGAAGCCATTGTAAGTGCAACAGTAGAGCAGTCGGCAAAAAAGCAGATTGAAATTGCTAAACTGGAAGCTCAGTCTATTCGTGAAGTTGCTCAGCTCAAAAATAACGAAGCTCAGCAAGAAAATGTCAGAGCACGACTGAAAAAAGCAAATTCTGATATGGAGTATGCTTCACAAACAGGTGATACAAAAGCATACAATGAAGCATTAGAGAGTTCAAAAAAATATTCAAACGAATTAACTGCACTTACTGACGCACACAAGAAGCTTAAAGATGCACACGATAAGACGACTTCGTCTATCAGCAAGACAAACACAGAAATCAATAAGCTTGATTTTACTTCTATTCTTGCGCAGGCCAATAGTGCTGGTGTCAAGATACCACAAGCTATCAAGGAGGGCTTAGCAACTGGGAAGATTGCTATACCTCAAAGTATAAATGAACTAAAAAATCTTATAAAATTTGATGGTGTTTTTGAGAAAGCAAAGCAGAGCGGTATCAAAATCCCTAAAGAGATGTCACAGGGAATGCTGAGCGGAAAAGTATCAGTCGCAACTGCAAGCAATTATATTAAGAATTCAGTAAAATTCAATGGACTTCTTGAAAAAGCTAAGCAGAGTGGTATCAGCGTGCCAAGAGGGCTAGTTCAAGGTGTAAATAGCGGTAAGATATCAGTATCAAGTGCAATAAAGCAGCTTGAAGCGATAGCAAAAAAGCATAACACAGGCGCTATGAAGCAGAGTGGTGCAAGCGCTGGGAAGACTGTTCCAAGCGGTATCGCAAGCGGTATCAGAAGCGGAATGAATGCAGTAACGTCATCAGTAAAAACAGTCGGAAATAAAGCGGTATCAACCGCAAAAAGTTCTATGAGCTCCTCACAGGGTTCAAGCGCTGGCTCAAACTTCTCAAGCGGTATCGCAAGCGGTATCAGAAGCGGAAGCGGTGGAGCATTCAGCGCAGTAAGAAGTCTTGCAAGCGGACTTGTAAGCTCTTTAAAGAGTGCACTGAAAATCCACAGTCCATCAAGACTAACTAAAGAAGACGGTATCTATTTTGTTCAAGGTCTTGTGGTGGGCATAAGCTCAAGCACAAAAGCGGCTGAAAAATCTGCAAGAGATTTAGGCAATGCTACAGTGACGGCGCTCAACAAGGAACTCGAAATACACAGCCCATCAAAGAAAACAAAAAAAAGTGGTAAGCACGTCGTTGATGGACTTGTAAAAGGCGTCAAGTCTAACTCTAAAAAAGCCAAAAAGGCAGGAAAATCATTAGCTAAATCAGCTGCTAACGCAAAAACGTTCAAAAAAGCTTCAAAGACTTATGAGAGTGCTACAAAAACTTTTTCTAACAACGTTACGAGCACTATTCAGTCGATGAACAGCAAAATCAATGATCTTAACAAACAGTACACAGACGCTGTAAAAAGTCGTGCTGACTCTTTGAAAACTGGATTATTTGATACATACTCAAAAGATTCTCCTGTTTTTGGATATACATTGACAAGAAATCTACAGTCACAAGTCAAAGACTTAAAAGAATATTCAAACGTAATGAGCTCTTTGCGTTCAAAGCTCGGGCGCAATTCTGGACTGTATAAAGAGCTTGAACAGATGGATGTGTCATCATTGAATAGCTTAAAAGCTATCAACAGCATGACATCATCTGAACTCAAAAATTACGTTAATCTTTTCAATCAGAGAGATTCTATAGCTAATTCGCAGGCTATAAGAGACAACGATTTGTTAAAATCATCTATCAATTCTCAGATTGCTCAGGCTAAAAAGGATGCACAAAATCAGATTGAATCGCTGAAAAATGAGTACATCAAAAAGCTTAGATCGGCTGGCGTTGTTACCAAAAAACAGGCAAAAACATTAGGCAAGCAGCTGACTGCAGGCATCAACGCAGGAATAAAAAAAGGTCAGACTAACATATTCAGCACGATTAACAGTCTTGGAAACAAGATGCTTAAGAAGCTCAAGAAAAAATTAAAGATTCATAGTCCATCACGAGCATTCAGAGATGAAGTTGGTATCATGACAGCACGAGGACTCGCTGAAGGTATTGAAAAAGGCGCTCCTGATGTCTATCAGACACTTAATAAACTCAGCGACAATATGCTCAATACATCTATCGCATTAGCGCATGATGCAGGCTCTTCAAAGACTTCGACAGCAATCATTCAATCCTCAAGCAATACAGACACTAAGATTGATACACTTATCACTCTCATGACTAAAATGCTAGAGAAAGACAGCAATGTCTATATCGACAAGAAGAGCCTTGTAGGTACTATCAGTGACGAAATGAATAGACAACTTGGAGCTAAACTGAAATTGCTGTAAAGGAGTGATCAAATGCAACTAACAGATCAAAGCGTCAATTTTGGAATTTACAATTCCTATGAAGAATGGGGGCTTATTTTAGAAGATTATGACATTTCATATCCTGAACAGAAAAAGGAATTTGTGGAAGTCCCCGGGAAATTTGATACATACATAGATGCTACATATAGTTTGACTAAATATCCCATTTTTGAGAGACGAACGGGAAAATTTAAGTTCAAAATCTTTAATTCAGTGATTCCTTCAAAATTTGAAACGTGGCAGTCGTTAGCTGACGATATCGCCAAAAAAATTCATGGAAAAAAAATGAAAATTATTCTAAATGAAAATAAGAGTTTTTTTTACGAGGGATATGTAAGTATATCAGACAAGAACTTGCGTGATTCTTCGATTGGAAAGCTAGAGATTGAGTGTGATTTATATCCGTATAAAAAATCCATAAGAGAATTTGTTTTTAGTTGGAATGCAAGAACAGGATATAAAATACCTTCCACGCTAAAAAAGATGAATTTTGGAAGAATGCCGACAAAGGTACTAGTGGAAATTGAAGGTAATATTGAAAACGATGTAAATATATTAGTGCATGATAAAGAATCCAGTACAACTGAGACATATTCATATAACTTATATCGCTCTTTTAATGTTTGGGGCTCTATTTATGATATTGAACTTTCAGGTTATGGCGAGAATGACAGTTTTAACATTCTTCTGAGATATGAAAGAGGTGAATTCTGATGTACAATATTATCTATTTTCGTGATGCAGTAGATAATCCTTTGACTGATACAGTCTTCTATGATCCATTGGATCCAGCAAAAAGGATTTACAGTGCTACGATTTCAAAAAAAGAGAATGAAGCAGATGTTCTGACAATCGAAATCAATAACAATCATTTTCTTTTTAATACAATCATTGAAAGAGCTGATCCTCTCAATCATTATTTTAAAGTCTATAGAAATGATACAAGAAAAGATGATGATTGCATCTTTTACGGGAGAATGGTTTCTTTCGAAAGGACCTGGAATAATCGTATTAAATTAACATGCGAAGGTGCCTTGGGTTTTCTTAAAGACAACTGGTGCTTTATTACGAATCAGGAAATCGATAATGGCAGTGTTTATAAAAACATACTTCTTAATAAAGTTGGACTTTTTCCGCGTGGTGGAAGAAAAATCAATATAGCTGATGGTCGAGAAAGATATTATATGCGTTCAACGCGTGAGCGTATAAACAAGGTGCCACGAAAAATCAACAATTTTTATGTAGACGGCGTAAAAGTTAGCAGTTCAAACATAAATGATTTTTTTTCTTACGGAGGAAGAGCTGATTACAACGACTTCGATATGAATACCTCTGATGAATATAAGACAATGTCTAATTATGATGCAATGCAAAAATGTCTGAATGCAAAAGATATAAAAGCATATGCAACTATAGACACAAGTAAGTGTACTCTTCCTGATTATGTGAGAGGAATAAATACTGATAATGTTGTAGACAATGATAGAGCTTTAGTCGCAATTCATTATCTAACTCATTATCGTGATACTGACAAAATTATTGAATTTGGCAAAAATCTTATTGATTTTACTGAATCGATATCAGAAAGCGATAGATATACAGCAATGTATCCTGAATTTTGGGATAGTATAAGCGCAAATCAAATCAACGTTTCAAATTACTATGCAGAATCGCAGATTGCAGATTACGGCATTATTGCACACATCAACGATATGACGAAAGCAGCTGAACAATTTGGTGATCAGCCGCATATTATGAGAGACATCATTTACAGAGAAATCTCTAAGCAGATTCCAACAAAGACTCTTAACATCTCATTCATTGACTTGTCAAATTTAGGCATAGAAGCTGATGAGATAAGACTTTATGATAATGTAAGAATATTGAGCAAGCCTCACAATCTCGATATTGTGCTTCCTGTAACAGAAATTCATTACGATCTTAAAAATCCACAGGATTCCGTTGTTCAGTTAGGAAAAACATTCAGTACACCAATTACAAATTATATAAAGGAGATGAGATAATGTATACATTCAATGTTGATGATCAAGTGCTTACTAAATATGATGCAACAGCATCTGCAAAAATAGGATAAAGTATGAAAGGATGATAAACATGAGTTTAAAAAAATGCATTTTTCAGGCAGAGAAATATGGAGGACATGATTATGGATTATATAAGATTTAGCGTTGATGGGCAGAGATTATACTACAATCAGAAATGCTACTTTTCGACTGACACTGTCGATATGCTTTACTGCAATTTTGAATTTGAAACTGATGATTTAGGACACATTCGCGGCGAATGGGATTTACCGTATCATTGGGCGCAATTCCATGATGAAAATGGCAACGTATATGTCAATCAAGTTGTAGACAACACATGCTCTATCCCATATGATTGTCTGAGACAGAGTGAGTTCAAAATGACTCTTTTCGCGACTGACACAGAGGATTATATGGTGTGTACAAAACGATATACCACAAATGAGATTGCGTTCAGATTTAGTGGATCAGCAAACCTCAACTACGACGGTGGAGTCAGTCCAGATGAGCCTTTTCCTAAAAATTGGAAGATTCTTCTTGACAGGGTTGATACGTGTGAAAACACTGTTACAAAACTCGATAAAGTACTAAAAGGCACTGGCGCTGGTTTTCATTCAAGCATTTATCGAGGTGCATATTTAGGAGACACGTATACAGACGCACAAAAAGAAGCTATTGCCAATGGTTCATTTGATGATTTATTTGTTGGAGATTATTGGACTATTAATGGTGTAAATTGGAGAATTGCAGACTTCGATTACTATTACAATATTGGTGATACAAGCTTTAATAAGCATCATGTAGTTATCGTACCAGATACGACTTTATATAATGCTCAAATGAATTCGACAAACATTACAACAGGATGCTACACAGGAAGTGAGATGTATACTACAAATCTAGATAATGCTAGAACTGCATTTGACAATGCTTTTGGTAGCTCATTTATTCCAACGCACAGAGGGTTCTATTCAAATGCTGTTGGTGGTAGCACACCTTCAGGATGGGCTTGGAGAGATATGCGGGTTGAACTCATGGGCGAAGAGCAAGTATATGGACACGCTGTGTGGGGCGCATGTAATCAAAATGGTTACGATGTAGGCACACAGAAAACGCAGTTTAAGCTATTCGCATTAGATCAGACTAAAATCAATATTAGACATGACTACTGGTTAACGAATGTTAGGTCTTCGGCCGGCTTCGCTGTTGTGGGCAGCGGTGGCGATGCGAGCTACTACAACGCTTCCGCCTCGCTTGGGGTGCGTCCGTTTGCCTGCTTAGTGGGAGCGTAGCGAACACTAAATCTTAAATCTCACCCCCACGTGGGGTGAGTTAAGATAAGGCGAACAATTATGGCAGTATTGAAAAGTAAACGAAAACAGTCAAGACTAGAAGTATTTCATCATGCTTATAGATTAAGACGTGAAATGACTGATTTACTCATGAGAGATTTTGGGTATAAGGCACCATCGTTTGATGAAACCATGCGCGAAGAAAAGAAAACTAGGGTGCTAAACCTTCATAAGTGGTTTATCGAGGATGAAAGAGTTTATATTATCACTATCATTAGAGAGATGATGAAGAATGTAACTATTGCCAATTCTATCTATCCAACAACTCTTGCGGAGTGCAATCAGAGAAGAAGCTATCAAAATTTAGCAATAGGCTTGGCTAATGATATAAAACAGGAACTACAGTATGTTATTGATGTATTACCTGTTAATGTTGAAAAATACATCTATTATTCTGATGAATTAGATAAGCAAATAACATTGCTTAAGGAATGGCGAAAATCAGATAACAAGATTAAAAAAAGAATTTTAGACAAAATTAAATAACAGTATAGGGTAGCTCATGTATTTTTTGTTGGGTCTTCGGCCGGCTTCGCTGATGTGAGCTACGATGGCCTTGCGAACTACGACGACGCTTCCAACTCGCTTGGGGTGCGTCCGATTTCGAGCTTACTTAATATCGTAAATAATACGTGTGAGCAGGCGAAAGGATGAGCTATCCATCCTATTTGGTAAAAGACAAGCATGATGCAAGAATCTAAGGATTTGCGCTATAAACATGGAATATATTATTTTTATGACTAGAAATGAAGAATTATTATATAATGCTAACTCTTTATATGACGGATTTAAAAAGTCAATGAAGGGGTCGGCTTGGAAAGAACAGCCTCAAAGATTTGAAATGAATTTATTGTCAGAGATTTCAAAATTGCAAAAGGAACTGAAGACAAAGACTTATAAAACAAGTCCTACAAATGATTTCATAATCAATGAGCGAGGTAAAACAAGAAAAATAACAGGGATTCAAATGCGTGATAGAGTAGTAAGACACTCACTATGTGATGAAGTATTATTGCCACAATTAATAAAATATCTCATCTATGATAACGGTGCTTCTCTTGAAGGAAAAGGCATTAAATTTACACGTAATAGGTTAGATAAGCATTTACATAAGTATTATCGTGAACATGGTTCTAACGAAGGTTACATACTGCTAATGGATTATTCTAAATTCTATGACAATATTAATCATGAAAAAGCGTTAGTAGAGATAGCTAAGAACGTTAAAGATGAATATGCAATGTGGTTGCTTTCACTTATCTTTGATGATTTTAAGGTTGACGTATCTTATATGTCAGATGAAGAATATAAGAACTGCATAAATGAGAAGTTTGATTCAATAGAATATCATTGTAAAAATTATCCTAAACAGGGCAAAAAGTATATGAGAAAGTCTATTGATATTGGCGACCAAGTATCACAGGTGGTTGGTATATACTTTCCAACACGCATTGATACATACATTAAATACGTTAAAGGCTTTAAATATTATGGAAGATACATGGATGATTCTTACGTTATATGTGAATCCAAGGAAGAATTACAGCAACTATTAAGTGAAATAGAAGAGTTATCTCGTAAAATGGGTTTATATATCAATGTAAAGAAGACACATATAGCAAAGCTTTCTGATACTTTTAAATTTTTGCAGATTAAATACTTCGTTACCGATACAGGTAGGGTAGTGAAAAGAATTAACCCCAAAAGGGTAACTGAAATGAGAAGAAAGTTGAAGAAGCTGCAGAAAAAGGTGCATGACGGAACGTTAACATATGGTTATGTGTTTCATGTCTATTGGTCATGGATGAACAATTATGCGCCTCTCATGTCAAAGATACAAAGAAAACACATGATTGAACTGTATAATAGGCTATTCGTATTTGATGATTTTTAATAACATATCTAGGAGGATAAGTATGAAAATTAGATTTGTTGACGGTTTTGAGTTTGAAGCCGAAATCAATGGTAATAACATCATTACAGCGGTGGAAGTAGCTGATGATGAATTAAAAGAAGACAATTTAGTCGAAGTGTACATTGATGATGTTAAGTATGAAAACATGGTGTGCTGCAATAACTTCAAAGTGGACGGTAAGCAACATCTTATCATTAGAGATTTAACGGAAAGAGAGCTAAAGGACAGAGACTTTGAAGCTAAACTGGAATATCTTGCGATGATGGGAGATGTTGAACTATGAGCAAATTTGAAAAAGTTTTATACTGGTATCGTGCAAAAATGTGGGATATTAAAAAGGTTAGAAATGCAGTTTTAAAAAAATGGATCACCGAAGAAGAATTTAAACAAATTACAGGTGAGGACTACTAATGAAGTCTGGTATCATTCTAGAAAATGATGATTTAAAGAAAATTATCGCTAGACATTTTGGAGTCGAAGAATCCAACGTTATCAAAGCTAAGTACCACTGGATGGTCGCAGGTGCTCAACGCACGACTGAAAAATTAGAAGAAGATAACAAGGATTTCTCATTATTAAATATTTAAAGGGTGTACTAAACAGTACATCCTTTTTAAGTACATAACAAAGGAGTGATTATTATGAATCATATTATTAAAGATATCATCTTAAGAACTGTTTATACATTTTTAGAATCTATTTTATCTATGTTAGTTGTTGGCAATTTAATCTCTTCTTTTGATTGGGTTACTATTCTTTCGGTTAGCGCAACTGCTGCACTTATCGCTTTCATTAGAGTGTTATTGGTTGCTATTAAAAAGATTGATCCAGAAGTAACTGATTAGATGGAGGTTAATCGTTTTGAATGCTAGTGTAATTGCAGGTATTATAACTTTCTTTTTAGGAAGCATTACTTCTTTATTAGGTTTTGCTTCTTTCTACATTTCAAGAAAGAAAGATACAGCTAATGATGTAAAAGCTACAGTCGAGCAAAACACAAAGATTAACTGGAAGCTCGATCAGCTATGCGATGATACAAGAACCATGCGAGTGGATATGCAAACGCAGTACAAAAGCATTGATACTAAACTCGATAAATTAAATGAAGAAGTTATTATATTGACACGTGATCAAAAAACGCTCTTTACTCGACATGATGAAAATAAACATGATATCAATAGACTTGATGAAGAAGTGCAGGAGCTTAAGAATCGGATTGTGAGAATCGAAGCTGTTGAAGGAGGTAGATAGTATGAGTAAGATTGAAAACGCGGTTAAATACGCTGTTAATATTGCTAATGACAATTCACACGGCTATGATCAGGGATATAGATGGGGCAATCCAGATTATGACTGCAGTGGTTTAGTTATCACTGCGTGTGAGAAGTCTGGCATTCCTTTAAAATCAAAAGGCGCTACATATACAGGCAATATTAAAAGTGTAGCCTTAAAGAATGGTTTTAGTGATGTAACATCTAAAGTTAACTTTAAGACAGGCGCAGGGTTAAAACGAGGAGATATCTTATTGTCACCTGGACACCATGTAGCATTCTGCTGTGGCAATGGCAAAATGGTAGATGCTCGTATTAACGAAAAAGGCAAAACGACAGGCGGCAAGACAGGTGATCAGACAGGAAGAGAGATTATGGTACATGCGTACAGTAATCATCCTTGGAGCGTTTGCTTAAGATACAAAGCAGTTAAAGCTGCAGTATCTAAGATTACAGGTACAAAGACAA